TAGAAAAATAGAACAATTAACAAGGAGTTAATATGGCAGAGTTTGGAAAGAGAAGTATGGATAGGTTAGCTACGGCTCATCCTGACCTACAGAAAGTGATGAAAGAGGCTATTAAGGATTTTGACTTCACTATACTATATGGGTATAGAACACCTGAAGAACAGAAAAAGCTGTATGAGGTTGGTAGACACTTGGATGGTGATACATGGCAAGTGGTAGGTAAGACTGTCACTAACTTAGATGGGGCTGTGAAGAAGAGCAAGCATAATTATAACCCTTCACTGGCAGTAGATATAGCACCATATCCTATAGACTGGGAAGATATAGATAGATTTAAGACTATGGTACAGGTAGTAAAGAACGCTGCTTTAAGAGTAGGTGTAAGTATCAAGTGTGGTGCTGACTGGAAGATGAGAGACTACCCTCATATAGAACTAGTATAAATAGTGTATAATACCAAAAAGTAAAGGACTACACTCTACAGAGTATCATGGATGAAATCGTAAGAGAGTATCTGAGAACATTATATAAACTAAGACAGCTAAAGTAGGTAAAGAATGAGCACAAACGAATATACTAGTATGGGACAAGGCACTAGAAATAAGAAAGTAGGTACATCTGAGATGCTGCGTATATTCAAGAGTGACCTGAGAAGTGCTGAATTACAAAGACGTGACCTCGATGGTAAGATAGATAAGTGGAAAAATGAGTATGAAGGTAAGCCTTATGGTAATGAGGTAAAAGGTAGATCCTCTATAGTATCTAGGGATGGGAAAAGACAAGGTGAATGGCAACATGCAACCCTGATAGATCCATTCGTAAGTACTGGAGATATAGTGAAGGGTAATCCTGTAACATTCGAGGATAGACCCCTAGCTAGACAAAATGAGCTGATACTCAATACCCAATTCTGTAGACAGTTCAATAGATTTAACTTCATGACTAAAGCTATCAAAATCCTAGATCAAGAAGGTACGTGTATAGTTCAAACTGGATGGGAGTATGCTGAAGAAGAGGTCGAGGTAGAAGTACCTGTGATGGAAATCAACCCATTCGATGGCATGCAATATCAAAGAGGTACTAGGCTGGAGAAACAAATCAGAAAGCTAGTGAATAGACCTACTGCTAAAGTATGCAGAAATGAAGATGTGTTTATAGATCCTACATGTCAAGATGATATAGATAATGCTCAGTTCATAATATATAGGTATGAGAGTGATATATCTACACTGAAAGCTGATGGTAGATATAAGAACCTAGATAAGATAGATCTAGATGTAAATCAGACTCTGGATGGATCTAGCTACATGTATATCAGTGAAGATGCGACTAAGTTCCGATTCAGTGATGATGCTAGAAAGAAACTACTAGTGTACGAATACTGGGGTAACTTTGATAGAAACGGTGATGGAATCGTAGAGCCTATCGTATGTACGTGGGTAGGAAGTACCGTAATCAGAATAGAAGAGAATCCGTTCCCTGATGGGAAACTTCCATTCATAGTAGCCCCATTCAATAGTGTACCGTTCAGTCTGTTCGGTGAGAGTAATATGGAAATGATAGGTGATAATCAGAAGGTGAAGACTGCTATTCTGAGAGGTATCATAGATAATATGGCTCAAAGTACGAATGGTCAGAAAGGTGTCAAGAAAGGTGCCCTAGATACACTTAATAGAAAGAAATTTCTGAGTGGTGATAACTTTGAGTTCAACAATAGTCCTACAGACTTCTGGGATGGTAGTTTCAATCAAATACCTGGTAGTGCATTCGATATGTTCGGACTAATGAATAATGACATAGAGTCACTGACTGGCGTCAAATCATTCAGTGGTGGTATCAGTGGAGCAAGTCTCGGAAGTACAGCGACTGGTGCTAGAGGTGCACTAGATGCAACTAGTACACGTAGATTAAATATAGTGAGAAGTATAGCTGAGAATCTAGTGAAGCCATTGTTGAGAAAGTGGATGGCGTATAATGTAGAGTTTCTAGATGCAGAAGACATCATGCGAATTACTAATGAGGAGGTAGTTCCAGGCCATGATGATGATGTGAGTGGTCTGATAGATATAGATATCACTGTAAGTACTGCTGAAGATAATGCTGCTAAGGCGCAAGAGCTAGGTTTCCTAATGCAAACTATGGCTCAATCTATGGATGAAGGTATGCGTAAGATAATTATGAGTGAGATAGCTAGATTGAATAAGATGCCAGACCTAGCTAAGATGATAGAAGAGTATGCACCTCAACCAGATCCTATGGCTATGAAGATACAAGAGCTACAGATAGCTAAACTAGAAGCTGAAGTATTCAATGAACAAGCTAAGGGTCAAGAGAATGCTGTGGATGTAGAACTCAAGAAAGCTAAGACAGCAGTGGAACAAGCTAAAGCTAGAATGGCTCACTCTGAGACTGATCTTAAGGATATTGACTTCCTTGAGAGAGAGCAAGGTATACCTCATAAGAGAGAGCTGGAGAAGGAAGCTATGAAGGCGGATAAAGAACTAACAAAGCAAGCTATGGCAGATCAAGCTAGACTAGATGGTGTCAGACAAAAAGTAGGCATATAATGCTTACTATAGATCAAGAACTACTAGATGTAGCTATAGAAGCACTAGCTACTGCTAATGCAGATGGGAGTATCACCGTGATAGCTACCGTGAGTGGTAGTGTAGTTGCCGCACTGGCTGGAATAGGTTCGTCTGTGACATTGACGACTGTAGAGGGAAGTGTAGTTGGTGCGGTGAATGGTATTGGTAACTCACAGGTTGCTGTTACTATCAATGCTGGTATGGTAGGTATCTTCGGAAGCAGTGTGGCTCTAAATGCTATGAGTAGTCTTGGTATTGCCGTTGTGTCTGGTAAAGCTAACGCTGTTATAGGGCTGGTAGGCACAAGTAGTACAAGTGGTACTATGTTGGCTAAGGGGTATATGAGTGGTAGTACAGAAGATAGAAGTAGCGGATTGACCGCTAAGGATGTGTGGGAATATTACCAAAGAACACTTACAAACGGCAGCAGTAGTTACACCCTCGAACAGATTGCTGATGTTGTATGGACGAGAGCACAAAGAGAGCTTACAGCAGCTTCTACAAGCTCGTTAACACAAGAACAGAATGATAAGCTTATGGCTAGTGCTAGTAAGTCTGATGTGTTTAATGCAGCTATGCTGTAAGGAGGGTAAATGGAAACTAAGGTGTACTCGAAGAATGATGGTAGGGTGTTTAGCGATAAAGTGTTTAGAACGTATCAAGAATTGATAAGTGAGAGTGTTAGGGTTGGTATGGATAGGGCTGCTCAGAAAGAGCTGTTCGTACGTAGGTTGGATACTGTAGGTGATGGTAGTGGGACAGTCAATATGGCTGTCAATGGTAGTGTAACTCCAGTAGTTTTTAAGGTAAAACCACCAGTAGGTGAAGTGTGGAGAATAGCTACATGGAACTTATATGTTCAGGATGGTGGTTCATTTGATGCAGCTGGATGGGGTAATGGTATAGTAATGGTTAATGGTATGGTTCTAGAGTTGATAAATGATGGAGTAGTAGCTTTGTTACAATTTCCCATAAAAACTTCTGGAGACGTAGCTGCAATAACTCAAAGTGTAAATTTTATAACTATAGGTACAGGAGATAATATAATGACTGCTATATGGTCGTTTATTGATTCGGGTCAGTATCTAGTGTTGGATGGTAGTAAAGGACATACGTTACAAGTAATAGTGAATGATGACTTGACAAGTCTGAGTTCACAGTATATACAGGTGTCTGGGTATAAAGAGTAAATTCTGTGATATAATTCTGCAAGCACTAAAAACTGATGTGGGTAAAAGCTGAATCTTGTAAATAATTGAAAGGGTCCTTTATGATTAAAGACAAACCGAATACCAACTTACGTGAAAATGCAGAACTAACTGCTGGATTGTATGATGCTTATGAGCGTCTAAGTAAAAATGCTGACTTCAAGCATCTGATTGAGTATGGTTTTATGGAGCTGTATTCGTTAAACCAAGTGAGTATGCTGGCTTCACCTGGTGTAGATAGAGCTGGAATCTATTCTGATCTACATGGTGTGAGTGTGCTGCAAAACTTTTTACTCATTATTGAGAGACTTGGAGAAGGTGCTCATGAGGCATTGAGAGCAGAGGCAGAATCTGTGATAGATTCAGAAGAGTAAACCATGAGTGATATAATAGAAATGACTGCTGAAGAAGAGGCTCTATGGAGAGCTTCTGATGAAGAGGTAGAACAAGGGGCATATGATGCCAACAAAGTGTTTGATGAAGCGGAACAACCTGACGAAACACAGGATGATGAACCAGAGGATGAGGTGAATGAAGCACCTGATGAGACTGACAATTCTGAAACTGTAGGTGATGAAGACTCCGATGATGAACAAGCAGATGAAGAAACAGTAGTAGAGGAATCCATAGAGGAAGAGCCAGAAGCTAAAGTGGAAGATGATGCTAAAGCAGAATCAGGTTTAAGACCAGTTCGTGCTAATGGTGTCGATATACCAGTGAAGAGTCTAGATGAAGTCTACCAGATGGCGAGTATGGGTGCTGACTATAAGAGAAAGATGGCTGACATAGCCCCTTTCAGACGTAGTATAAGTGCTATGAAAGAGAATGGTTTGACAGAGTCTGACATCAATACGTTGATAGATATGAAGAAGGGGAGTAAAGAAGCTCTTCAATCGTTCGTCAAGGGGTTAGGTGTAGATCCGCTGGATATTGATACTGAAGCTAAGAACGAGTATGTACCTAATGTGCACGGTGTAGATGAATCTACAAATGCTATTAGAGATATCATAGACGTGATTAGCAAAGATGCTGAATATACTACTACTCAGAGAGTAGTGGATGAACAGTGGGATAGTGAGAGTAGAAAGGTGCTTGCTGAGAATCCTAATATGATTCGTGGGCTACATGAAGAGATCAAGAAAGGGGTATATGCGAAAGTAGCTCCTGAAGCTCTCAGACTGGAGATCCTGGATAATGGGAAGAAGAGTAAGCTGGATTACTATCTAGCTGCAGAAAAGCTATACTATGAGGCAGAGACTGCTAAGAGTGGACGGATAGCAGAGGTAAAGGATGTGAAACATCAACAAGTGGTAAGTAAGAAGAAAGCCGCAGCGTTTACTAATAGTAAAGCTACGTCAAGTAAGACTACTGCTCCTGACTTCGCTACTATGTCTGACGAAGAGTACGATGCATTCTATAATAGCGTGATGCGAAGCTAGATGAATAAAAGGAGCTAATAATGGCTGGAGAGATGATTTACGGGAATGGTACGACAACTACAACAAGTGGGGCTAACACAGTTACTCATCATTATGATAGAGCTGGTGTTAAGGCGGCAACTGCTGACTTAATCTATTCTGCGTTTGCAGATTCAAAAAGTATGCCACAGAAATATGGTAAGACTTTCAAAATTTCAATGTTTCAACAAATTCTAGATGGTGCTGGTGTAGCTGGTAAGGGTCTTGATTCTGCTGGTAATCCAACTACTGGTAACTTATATGGTTCAAGTAGAGATTTAGGTGATATTACTGCTGGTCTTCCAGTTCTTGGTGAAGGTGCTTCTGAAGTGAATAGAGTTGTAGTTACAAAGAAAACTGGTGAAGTAACATTTAACCGTTTTGGTCTACACTTAGCGTATACTGATGAAGTAGATTTGTTCAGTGAAGATCGTACTCAAATGATCTATCGTGAGATGTTAGGTGATGCAGCTGCTCAAATAAATGAGGACTTAATTCAGAAAGATATGTTGTCTGGTACGAATGTATTCTATGTAGGTTCTGCTGTAAGCCGTGCTACTGTAGGTGCCGATACTACTAATGCTACTGGTACTGATGATGCTGATTCTCTAATCAGTTATGATGATACTCGTAAAATTGTAGCTACATTGGTTTCTAACCGTGCTAAGAAGTTCACTTCTATCGTGACTGGATCTACTAAGATTGATAGTAAAACTATTAATGCGTCATATGTAGGTATTATCGGGCCTGAAGTTAAGTTTGACTTACAAGGTATAGCTGATACGTTTGGAAGACCTGCATGGATTCCTGTTAATCAGTATGGCTCAGCAGCTACGTTAATGCCTCATGAGGTAGGTGCTATCAATGAGTTAAGATTCGTAGAGACTGAACGTGCTCAAAAATGGGAAGGTGCTGGTGCAAACATTCCTGCATCATATACTGGTACATTAGCAAATGATGGTACTAAGTTCAATGTATATCCAATTCTTTGTCCTACACAGGGTGCATTCGCAACTGTTGGTTTACAAGGTTGGGGTAAAATGAAGTTCAATGCTAAAGCTCCTGGTCAAGTATCCGATACTGACAAATATGGAACAAGAGGCTTCTTCTCAGTGAACTGGTTCTATGCTGGTATCATCTTAGATGAGTCTAAATTGTTACGTGTAGAGACTGCAGCTACTGATATCGGTATTGGTGCGTATGGTTCAGGTGGAACTACTAACGTGAACGGTCCAAAAGTAATGTAAGGTGTCCCTTCGGGGGCTGATCTGAGGGTCTAGGCCCTCTATATAAATCAATAGTTTTAAGGATATAAAATGGATATTAGAGAAGACTTGAAGGCAAAGCTAACATCTCTCGGAATTGAGTTTAAAGAAAATGCGCCAACATCTAAGTTGGAAGAACTGGTAGCTAAGGCTGAAGAAGAGCCAGTAGTTGAGGAACGTGTCAATGTGAGGGTAGTAGTACCTGCAGATGACAAACGTACTAAGAGAGCTAAAGTAATCAGTGCTGCGAGAAAACGTAGTCTATGTATCGTGTACAATAATGACAAGCGTAACTCAGAAGATACTGAGTGTTTCTCAAGTGTACGGAATAGTTTCTTCGGTGATGCTAAAGTAATTCCTATTGGTATAGAGTGGTGGATTCCACAGATGCATATAGATAATCTTAAAAGTGTTGAGTATATCAACTTTGTGAAAGACAAAGAAGGCAATGCTACAGCTAAGTCTGCTAAGAAGTATACAGTAGATGTACTAGATACAGATGAAGAAGAGTACAAACGTAAACTAGAGAAAAAGAATAAAGCATAACGTATACAGAGTCTATCTAGATAGATTCTGATATAATCTAGTAAAAAGGATAATTATGGCAGATATATTATTTAGTGACATAACTACAGGGGATACAGCTGGTAATGGGTGCTTTGATGTACTGATGAGAAGTGTAAAAGCACATATACAACTAGAATACGATGCTAATAGATTGAAAGGCACTGACTACGCTACTGTATACCTAGGTGCCATGCAGTCGGCTATGCAATTAGCTGAACAGTTTATATTGACTGAAAAATTACAAGAAGCTCAGATAAACAAAATACAAGAAGAAGTGGATTTACTGCAAACTCAGGATAGTGAAGTACAACTTAATGGTACTGCTGATAGACTTATAAAGGCGCAACAAGTGCTAAATGAGGCAGATAAAAGGCTGTCTACTGATAAAGCTAGGGCTGTTCAAGAGTCTCAACGCAGACTGTATGAAAGACAGATACATGGATTTGATGATAATAAGAAGATAAAAGCGTTCGAATCACAATTAAACGCATGGGCACTGATGTTTAGTTCTGGTGTATCTGATGTACTAACTCCTGCAGGTGTAATAACTGACGTTAATTTAACGGCTTCTTATAATGCACTTACTTTTGATTTTGATGAAAACTCACTATGATTCGAGTGATGACTGATGATGATATAGATACCATACTTCCTTACCTATATGAAGAGTATAGTAATGTACTCTCTGGAAAAGCTATAGTGATGACATTAAAGTATGTATTGAAACTATCTAAACATAGGTATGTAGTACTAACTGATAATGGTGAACTCGTAGGGTACTATGCGTATGCTCAACGTACCCCAAGCACTGTAGAACTATCATCTGTGTTTGTAATCCCAAAGTGGCGTACTAGTAAGTACTTACTAGAGCTTGCTGTGCATGTATCAGAAGAGTTAGTAAAGTACCCTTTAGTAAAATGTATAGCTGCATATAGTAATCAAATAATGCCTAGTCAGTATTACAATAAGCATAGAAAGATATTTGATGTAAAGAAACTGTTTAAAAAGGTACACTAATGGGGGGTAGAAGCAGAACGTATACTGATCTACAAGTCATACCTGTAATGGATGAATATAGAGACTTAGATAAAGTGCTTGCTTCCTATGATGCACAACAAATAAGTAATGGTATGAGGGCTGTGCTTGAGGCTAAAAAACGCACTATGCTAAAGATGAGATCCACTTTTAATCCTGCATTAATGGATAAGTGGGGATTTCTACCAGCATCTACTGCTACTATGAAAAGAGTAGATAGAGATTTACTGTTAGACTACCTTCAGATAAATGTTGATGCGAATATAGATTCATTGTCTGATGTAAGTATGGGGTTTATGTCTGCTGAAGAACTAGGTCATCAGTATTTACAGGATACATATAGCGAGTATACTGTCAATTCTCGTACATTTTCGTACTCTGATGGATATATATATAAGTATGTAACCTCTCAAAATGTAGGAGGTATGCTACAACTAACTACGTATAAACTTCCTACAGAGGCCGTTCTTCTCCCTCTACTATCTGCATATGATACAGTCACAATAGACACGTTTAGTGAATACCTCGTATACATAGATCCTGATGGGTATATGGTAGAGGTAGGTATAACATACAAGCTCTATCAAGTAACTATCGTGAAAGATGCTGATGGGATAATTACTACAACTATATATGAGACTACTATTATAGGTAACGTAGTTGAAGGAGTTGTAGTTGAGGGTACCACTACGACTACTACTACAATAGTAACCTCACAAGTAGTGGGTACAGTATATGTAGCTCCTGAATACCTATACATAGGTACTACTGATAAGTATGATACCTTTATTGAAAATATGATAAGTACGTATTCAGGTACCTATAGTACATCTATAGCTGGATGGACCACTTCAGGTACGTATAATAAAGTGTATGGTATTCTAACTCCCCCCCCCACCTATTATGATGATAGTGCGTACCTTATCACTATTAATTACAGCTATACTAGTACTGTTACAATAGTCGATTCTACTACTTTAAATGTAGACGTTGTAGTCACCGCCTCTAGCCATCCTGAGACTAATAGTCTAGTAGAAGCCTATGAAAAAACTAGAATAGATACTCTAATGCAAGCAGCTGCTAAAGCTGAGTTTAGTAACTTAGTTGTATACTACACGTTGGTAGGTAATACATACATATACTACGTAGAGCCTGCTATAGCGTCTGGTTTCTTAGTGGATGTTGAGCTTCCAACTATGCCTATATTCTCATTAAAAGTAGGGGGAGTACTAACAGATAATCCTAAAATGCAAATAGCACTACGCACTATGGGTATGACTGGACGAGAGTTCGATGAAAGTCTTACTAATGGTGCTTTAAAGTATGCATCACTAGGGTTTATGTTTGATCCTAATCAAGATAACCCACTAACTACTAAGTTAATGTTTGAGACGTTCTACCATTTATCTTCACAAGTAATGGAAGAAAGTGCAAAGACTACTGCGTCAACTGCTGGGTTTGTGATGTCATATGAAAGCCTATCCATAGAAGTTAAATCTACTCATATTATTGGTTATGTTATAGGTACTGTAGGCACTATAGGTAAATATACTAGTGAAATATCTACATATATGGTAGAAGAACAAGTAGCTGATATAGAAGGGGGGTTTAGTAGTCAAACTGTCACTAAAGTAAGACGTATATACCGTAAGCAAGTAGAGACAAATGTCTATATAGAGCTGAATATCTCTAGTTTAACTGTAACGCATACCTATAGCGGTACATCCAGTACGTCATTTAAGTCGACAAATGGTAATTATATGGATCTAGGGAGAATACCTTTATTACGAGAGGTGTTGAGAAAACTACCATTCAATGAGTATCTAGAAACATTACAGATGTCTATGGCGCTGTTTGTGTACTCTTCTGTAACTGTAGAGTATAAGTGGTACCAAAGTGGGTTATTTCAGTTTGTAATGTTAGCTGTAGCTATTGGAGCTGCAGTATACACTGGTATGCAATCTATTAACGCTTGGTCTGCGGTATTTGCTGGTACTGCTACTGTAACAACTACATTAGTGTTAGGTACAGTGGCTACCATCGGAGCTATAGCTGGAGCTATATTAGCTGTAGCTGCTTTCATAGGCGTAGATTTAGGTACATTTGGGGATGCATTAAAAGTAATAGCTATCATAGGTGCAGTCGCTGCTGTAAGTAACTTAACTATAACCATGATGAATACTCCAGCTAGTACAGCAGGAGTAGGGGCAGCCACTCTTAATGGTGCCTCCACAGAACTTAGTGCTACAGCTAATACACTAATAGAGCAAGGAAGTCTAAATTTAGGTACAAAATTTCAAGCATTAGCCTCTGAGATGTATGAGTTATCCTCGCAGTTCAGTATAACTAGTATGGGGAGCCTAGGTATAGGGGAGGCGCTATCTCCAGTTATGAGTACGGTAGAAAGTAACTTAGCCAATATATTGACTACAAGTAATATACCAAGCGTTGCTATTCCTACTGTATCTACTTCTATGGCGGATGTACTAATGGCTACATTTGAGGAGTATGGTGTAACACCTGTGCTAAAGGTAGTAGATAAGGTAGGGGATATAGTATCTCAGATAAAAAGTATGCAAGATCAAAGAGAGCTAAATGATATGGCTGAGGATCTTAAAAAGATGCAGGATATGAGAGATTTAGCGCAAGCTGAACTGGATGCACTGAGAGAGACTCAAGGGAGAGCACTGATGTTGGCCCCTGTATCTATAGATACTATGTATGATAGACTGTGTCAGATGCCAGATCCTATGCTAGGAATGACTGACATGCATGCATCCTTAACTGTAGGTGTAGAAACTACTATGGAGCAGATGATATGGGTATAGTAAGCTTTATAGATGGTTATGGTATACTATACAAAATAAATATGGAGAGTTAATTATGAGTTACTTAGATAATCAAATGTCATCAGAGTCGGATTTACTATTTGGAGTAGGTAGATATAGCACTCCTGTAGAAACTCCTAAAACAAATACACCTTGGTCTTTAGACTCATTAGGTAATACTGTTGGCGGTATGATAGGTACCGATGCTAAAGGCCTGCAAGGGCTTGGTAGTGCTATAGGGTATGGTGCAGGTATTGGTAATACATTATATGGCATGTACAACCAAGGGCAGATGGTAGATCTAGCTAAGGATAAGTATAACTTCGAGAAAGGCATAGCATCTGAACAATGGAAATTGGCAAAAGAAGACAGAGCCTCTGCACTAGCTGATAAGAAAAGAGTAGCAGATGCATACCTAGGTAGAACATCATGAGTATGCCATGGGAACAAAGTAGGATAGCTATTGGAAGTATCCGTCCTAATGTTTCTAGTGCTGGTGATAGTCTACTTCAGGTGATGGCTAACAATACTAAACCATTGGATGTATACCTAGAACGTACTAAACTTGAAGCTCAAACAGAGAAAGATAGACAGGATAGACTAGCACAACAAGATATAGCTAATAAAAGAGCGGATGCTGGACTACTAATGCAACAGGAAGAAGCACAGCAAAAAAAGGATGCTATACTTCAATCTAAAGGTACAGATAGAGCACTCAAAGAGTACAGTATGGGCATGAATGATGCTACTTCTGACTTCGGTGCTAGTATAGGTGATGTATACAATGCTAATGTAGCTAAGATGGGTTCAGAGGCAGCAGCTAAACAAGCTGAACAGGACATAAAAAATGCTGAAATAGCGTTTGTCAAGTCTCCTGAGCTACAGCAAGCACAGCTGCTAAGAACTCAGATGCCTACTGGATATGAGTATAACTCTGCTCCACTACTAGCTACTCGACAACAACGTAGTACAGATATAGAAAACATGAGAGAGACCCTAGCTCAAGAACAATATAGGAAAGATACACTTACTGAAAGTAAACGTGCCCGTGAAGTAGCTCAAGCTAATGCTGATAGAGCGTATAATTATACTGTAAATAAAGATATTACTAACACTAAGCTATTCAAAGATATGGCTGGAGTAACTAAAACTAAAACTGCAGGTGAGATAAATGGTAACAAAGCAGTGGAAACCTTCTTTAGAAATATAGAGAGTAAAACTCCTAAAGACCAGGCAGCTATGGATCCTAAGCTAGTGGTTAGAGGGTATGAAAACGCACTATCCAAAGATCGAGAAGTAGTAGCTAACCCTAGGTATGAGGAAGAAATACAACAAATCCTAGCCAATAGCGGGGCTGATATACCTACTAGAAGTATACTCTCTCAAATGATATATAAAAGTAAAGGTAAAAAGGAAGATACACCTGAAAGTATAGAAGCTGCTGCATATGCTAAAACTCTCGGTGTGGAGAAAGCTAAGAAAGAGGTAGGGTATGGTAAAGAGGATGGTAAATTGCTGACAAGTATGCTAGCGTCAGAGATAAAACCTATATTAGCATCTGATGATAACGTAGAAGACTCCTTACGTAAGGTGATCTCAGCCAAACCTGAGATAGAGACATACGCTAAAACTCACGGTATGTCTAACAGAGAGGTTGTAGACTTACTCAAAGTAAAAATAGCAGGAGCTAGAAGTGCATTACCGAGTATATATGATACAGATGCAGAAGACGCTCTTGATGAGCTTTTAGGAACTAACCACTAACCCTCTCATTTCCTCTCAACCATACGCTAGAGGAATCTAGTGTATGGTATAATACTCATAATAAAACTTACTAAAAGGCTTTTCATGAGTATAAATGATATATACGGTATAGATTACTCTAAACCACTCTACTCACAAATGTATGGAGTAGCCCCTACAAAAGCAGACCAAGAACAGATGATTCGTGATGAGCGCCTACAACGACTTGAACAAGCTAAACTGGATAAACAAGCTAGGTTAGGGTTCAATGTTACAGAAAGCCTACAGCAAAACCTATCCAATGCTCTGGATGCTCAAATCTATAAAGAAGCAGACGGGTCACTCTATCAAATAGATTATATGCTAGATGATCAAGGTATGAGTCAAGGTACTAAAAAAGTACCATTTATAGGTAAAACTAGAGACCTGTATATTGATAGTACTGCTGAAGGTAATATGAAACTAGGGTTAGCTAGAACTGATCAAGGTGGGTATACTGGTAGGTATGATACTCTACTCCACCCTGAATGGGAGACTGCAAGTAATAATCAATTAGCTGGACCCAAAGGTGTAACCCCTAAAGACGGTGCCCTCATGAATATAACCCTCCCATACAACTATGCTACTCAATTTGAGTATGGTGTACATTCAGATGTAGATCAGATAAGAAACAGGGCTATGGGTGTAGGTCCGAAATCTGGTACATCTCAAGCTGAATATGGGAGTGGTCAGACTGAGTATACCACTCAAGATGCACCTATGTGGAATGCAGACTATATCAGAGGCGCTACTGGAAGCGATGTAGGAGTAAATACACCTATGCCAGAAACTCCAAAATTTACAAGTAGTCCTGATGTACCATACACCTCTGCTGTATATACCCCATCTGAAGGTCTGCAAATTCCAGAAGCTCTAGGCGCTGGTGCAGGTACACTACTGGGAAAAGGTGCTGAGTTATTAGGTGAAGGTATGGAACTAGGTGGCTCTATAATGGAGATGCCAGGTAAAGCTGTTGAATCCTTTGGAGAATGGCAAGAAAAGTATAATTTGAAACACCCCCCAAAGACTGGGGATAAAGTATCTGAAACTATTAGTAAGTGGCAATCAGCGTTTGCTGCAGGTGCCAAAGATCTAGGTAAATGGATGAATACAGACAATGTACTGGCCGATACTTTTAGAGAAGAAGGGGCTCAAATACAGCAAGAACAGAAAGACTTTAGGGATAAAAGTCAATGGAATGACTTAACTGGGTATGATCCTAAAGATGTACAGAGGTATGGAGAAGAGTTCGCAGATAGAGTAGAAAAAGGTAACTATGGAGATGCTATAGGTGGGCTATTTGATACTAGGGCTATCACAGCGTTTTCAAACTCCCTACCTGAAATGGTGGCTATGGCTAATCCATGGGGACTAGGTACAGTAATGGCCAGCAATGTTAATAAAAACCTAAATGATCTATATGCTAATGCTGATAAAAAAGGAGAGGTTGTAACTAAAGGACAAGTGGCTGCATCTACTGGGTTAAGTATAGTAAGTACATACCTTGATAGACTTGGAGATAAAGCAGTACTCAGTGGTAATACAGTAACACTTGCAAAAATCATAGATAAAATGCCTGCAAGTGTCACAAATAAAGTAATGTCTGTATATGAAGTGCCACTAAAAGGTATAGGGATTAGTATGTCTGCTACTGGTAAAGTGGCTGTAGAAGGTATAACAGAAGGGGCACAGGAAATACTAGAAGGTAAGGCGCAAGATTCCAATCTGCAAAATCTAACCCTAACTGCAGAAGAGAAAAGAAAAGCCTTGGAAGCTACAGGGATAGGTCTGGGTGCAGGAGGTATTCCTGTGGCTGGAAGACAAGTACTCGACTCTGCAAAACTCCTTGATTCTACTATTTCTTTAATGGCTGCAGGCATAAAGGGTATTACAAACAGTGAATCTGAAGCCATTAGTGAGGAACCAGTAAAGCTTACTGAGGCTCAAGTTAAGAGTGCTGAAACTGTTGATAAATTGAAGAAGTTTGTAGATACGGATGAGCCTAAAGGGTATGTAGCCGTACTTAAAAAACTAGATTTGTTAGATATGGGTGAAGATACTGAGATAGAAGCTCAAAAGTTACGTCAAACAATCGCTGATAAGCTGTCACAAACTGATGTGCCTATTAGGCTGGAAGAGTTACGCTTAGGTAGTAGTGAAGAAGCTGAGGCATTTATAGAAGAGATGTTTGTAAATGCTACAGATAGGGATAGTACATCTTTGATGGATAACCTACTGAAAGTTGGAGAAAAGTTTGATATTGGCTCTGAAACAGTTAAACTTATAAAAGATAGTGCAACTGTAGAGTTTGAAGCTACTGCTGGAAAGAAAGGGTATGAGACTTATGACAGAGCTTTAAAAAGATTAAGTGCAGACCCAGAAGGAAATAGTAAAACTATATCTCAAATAGAGGATCAACTAGAGCATTTTGAGAACACGCAAATAGATAGGTTAGATAGGTTTGAAAAGAAAGTATCTACTATTGAAGCTAACTTAAAAAGTGGTATTCAAAAAAACGGAAAAGAGAGAGTGTCGTATGCTGGCGGAGGTGGGTTCGATATCTACGTTAAAGATGGTAAGATAATCCCTGCTACCTATGATACCATCAAAGCAATTAAACGCAACGTGGAAGGGATCGGTAAGGTTATAGATAAGTATGGCATTCAACGTGCTGAATCTACTGTTGTAGATCCTTACTCACCTATAGGGAAGTTTAGAGTAGATAAGAAGGTTACACCTAAAAATAGGTTGGGATTTTTAAGTAAGTTAGAGTCTAAAATAAAGAAGGGTGAAACTATCTTTATGGATATAGCAAGTAAGCGTACTAAAACAGAGCATATTACTGCTAACAAGTTAGCCAAGAATGGGTATGTAGAAGTAGATGTTGTTGGACACCCACAACCAAAATCAGGCAGATGGGTAAGTAAGATTAATATAAAAGTAGATGAGACTAAAGTTGAAGCAAAGAGACAGAAGCTAGAAAAGAAAACAGAAAGTATGGAAGTTACTAAAGTAGTTACTAGATTACAACGTAAAGAATTACTTACTCTTGAAGAGGAGGCGTTTAAAGCAGAACATGAAGCTCAGATAAAACAGGAACTACAACAAGTAGATGTCATTGCTAAAATACAGCAGATAGATAATAATATTGATGTATACACAGAAGAGCTGAAAGAATTAGAAAAGGACGCAGAGAGTAATGGTACAGAGATATTAAAGCTTTCTAATAGGGTAGAAGAGTTAGAGGCACAAAAAGAAAAGATAATTAGTAAAGACATAACACGAGACCTGTTAGGAAATAGTGTAAGTAATATAGTAAAAGAAGCAGGTAAAGGATATGCAGGTGCTAAGTTTGCTCAACCTACAGAAATTAGTAAGTATGTAAAGCTTAGTAATAGCGTATCCAGTTTATTAGGTAGTGTACATGTAAAATATTTCAACAGTGCTGTAGTACAGGATGCTCGACTTTTAACAACTAAACTGTTAAAAAAGATACTAGCTCCGATAGATAATGAGGTAACAAAGTATAAAGTACCTAAAGAGTTATTACAGTTAATGTCATCCCCTTCTAGAGGACTTATATTTGATACTGAAGGTAGTATAAATGAGAATGTAGCTGTAGCTATAGATGTTGCACTTACTGAGTATATGGCTATGGGTGCGTATAATTTAGGTAGTAAAAATAAAGAACAGATAGCAGCTATGACAGGTAAACAAGAGTTTGATGTTGATAAGGATATGATTAAGTTCTTTAAAGACTTAGGTATGTACTCTAAGAATGCTGTAGATGATATAGGTAAGACCGTATTACGATCTTTAGGTTTATCTATGAATGAGAATATACCCCAAGATCTGTACGCTAAACTTGTAGCAGATCTTGGAAATGTGGCACTACATGTAGGTATAGAGAATGGAGACTTAGAGTTTATTGATGTCAAAGCTGCGAAGCATAACAAGTTTTTAGGTTACATAATAGATGAAAAGACGGTAGAGACTACTATTCCATTTATTAGGTTTACAGCTAAAGGTAAGGCTGATATGCCTATACATAAAGCTATGTTTGCTGAGTTTAAGAAAGCGTTTAAAGTGGAAGATACATTTAGAAAAGGACCTCATTCTAAACCTATCAAAACCAAAGATAGAAGTATTAGAAATAACCCTATTACAGAGCAATCAGATACTGCTGCAAAAGTAATGGACTTATTTAGACAAGATAGGTTTGTGAAAGAAGAAGGTGTATTTACATGGTTAGTAGATGATAAAAATAGAGATATAGCATTACACCATCTAGGGTATATGACTGAAAAAGAGATGCAAGAGTTAAGCTATAATGCGAGAGACTCACAAGAAGCTAAGAATGAGGAGATAGTACGTAGTTTAGATGCATTGAAAGAACTAGAAATGGATGAGATGTATTTTGATTGGTTCTATTCTAAAAATGGTCGTTATATGATGGATAGTAATACTGTAAACCCTCAAACAGACAAATTACACAGATTTACTATAGTTATGGAAGCACATAAATCAGAACTAGATGTAAACAATGTAGAACATATGGGACTATTTAGGTTTGCATTAGCACAAGCTTTTGGTATGAGCACTGATAAGAAGTCTAATATCAAGGTACAAGAGTTTGGAGAGCTACTATTAAAAAAAGACCCAAAAGAATTGATGCAGATGTTAGAGACTGGTAAGTTTACTGACGGTATTGAGGTAGAACATTTGGGTCATTACTTACAAGGTGTAGAAGCTTTAAAGGTGTATAGTGCAGCAAAAGATGGGAAGTTTGATACATTTTTAACGGTAGAGTCTGATGCAGTTACATCAGGATTTGGACTGAAACTATTACAATTTCCAATATTGAAAGATAAGGATGGTATTAAAAGTGTATTTGAAACTGTCAAAGGTTGGTTGGCTAAAACAGGTATGTTTGTAGATAAGACTGTTACATCTATGAATGATGAAATTAGTGCGATAGATGTTGTTACAGGTAAGAAAATGTTCTTTGATAGTTATGAGACATTGGCTAAAGCTGTACATCATGGTGAGGTTAAAGAAGAGAATTACCCTAAAAAAGAAGGCAAAGATTGGAATCCTTGGGATGGGGTTGTAAAGTATGATAGTAGCATACCTCATGAGATATTTGTGGCTGTGTTACCTACAGTAGATGGTGAAGGAGAGGTAGGTAAAGCATTACGTACACTATTTAAAGACCCATTTATGACATTCAACTATAGTAGAGGGATCGGTGCAATCAAGAAGAGCTTAGGAAGTATTATAGCAGATGGTCTAATAGATAAGTTTGTTGCTGGTAAAGACTTGTCAAAAGAAGAGAGTGCACTACTCTTAAAGCTAAAACTTACGTACGGAAAGAGTTTAATATCAGACTTAAAAAAGAAAGATCCTAGCACTATTACAGCTATAAGTCCAGGTATGCCAGATTTGTATAAATACTTAAATGATATGGGTGTAAGTACTTATGGTCATTTGGCAGCTAAATCATTAGAAGATAATTTTAGTGAGTTTGTTAAGGTAAACGACATAACTAATAAAGCATTCACTGAGATGTTTATGGCATATGAGACTGACTATTTAACTGTGGTAAATGAAATGCAGAATAGTAAGAGTAGAGGTATTACAAAGAAAGAAGACTTAGAGATAATCAAAAGCTTACGTGGTAAATTCCCACTTATAAAAGGACCATACTCTAAAGCTAAAGATCTAAGTGACACTATTGCAATTTATGATACAGTTAATGTAGACTCTAAAACACTAGAAGAGAGCTATGGTACTGTGTCAACTAAGTTGGCAGGTGGTAAAGATAAGAAGGTACAAAGTAAGATACGTCAATTGAAGGCAGCTATTAAATCTGGTTCTGTTGTACCTATTCACTATTTAGATGGTGCTGCTATTGGAAATACTACATTAAACTTTAATGGTGGTATTTTAGGAATACATGATGCTATTATAGCAAATCTACTCAAAACAAAAGAGGTAGTTAGTAATTATAATAAGAACATAGTTGAGGTTAATAAAGAGTATAGCATAATAGAGGCTCTATTAGAGTCTTATGCTAGAGTCTTCAAAGATGCTTCTACTAAGGAGTCAGAGAAAACACTAACAGAGTTAAAAGAAGTAACAGAGCTTATTACTAAGATGAGGAAAGAACTTTTTAGTCATGATATAGATGTAGTGCACATGAGTGCTATGCCTGGAAGTAAGTATGCCCATAAAGGTGAGAATACTAAAGTAGAAAGTACTTATAATGATGCACAGAAAAAGGCTATCTTAGAGATACTAAATAAGCCAGTTATAAAGCAGTTACTATTACGCAATAATATACAATTAGAGGAGTGTTAATGAGTTGTCAAATACCTCAAGCTATTGAGTTAGTGAAAGAAAGAAGTACAAACGCATACAGACAAATTCAAGAGGCTATAGAAAAACATGCTGAAGCCAAATCAGATATAGTACCTCTTGCAGTAGAGGTGGAAGACACTATGCCTGGTTATAGATTATACTCTATAGATGATGAAGCATCCAAAGCCGTAACTAGAGAGAATGATGATGGTACATTACTTTTAGATCAAGTAGAGACTGATACTGGAGCTAGAAAGAAAGGATACTCCAGACAAGTTATAAATAAAGTAATAGAAGACTATGGGGATAAAATTATAACTTTAAGTGCAGAACCTAAAGCTGGTATCTCTATGAAGGATTTGGTTAAATACTATGAATCCTTTGGGTTTACTATAGATAGTAAAGTAGGTAAAGATGCTACTGCTATGACTCGTGTTCCTACTGAAACTACTTTAGGAAGTGATGGAAGTACAGTTTCGGATTCATATAATCAGGTACAAAGTAAGAAATTTAAAGAAGAACTGGAAGATGTGTTAATATTTGAAGGATTGTATGTAAAATTTAGTAATAACCATGAAGAGACTGTAGATGTGTTGGGTATTAATGTAGTAAAGAAAGGTAAGGTTATAAATATCATTAGAACTAAGGGTGACATATTACAATTACATAATGAGGATGGAGTGTGGTCTACTAAAGATGGAGATGTAGCTCCAGACTTCGATGAGATATTCCATAAAACTCTACAACAAGTGCTAGGTAGTGACGAAGAGGCTACATATAATAAAAGAGAAGAAAATCTACGGAAGAATGCATTGGAAAGTGCTGATGGTATGAAGGCTATTATAGATGAATTGAACGATGCTGACGAAGGATATAAGAAATATGTAAAAGGTCTTATTGATATGATAGGTCCAGAGTTTATCAGGAATAAGAACCTATACTTGAATAAAGATGCACAACGAAATAGTGGGACTGTAGGTATAAATGGTATAGTTATAAATGTTGCGCCAAATATAGACTATAGTGATAAAACAGCTACAGAAGTATATGCACATGAATTAATGCACGCAATTACTAAATTTGCAATTGAAAGTAAAGATTTAGAAGTGCAAGCTATTGTTAGACAGCTAACTAAATTAAGAAATCAAGCTGCTAAAATATTCAGTTGGAAGGATTTTATGCCTACACAATCATTAGACAAGGCTGCAGATAAAATCAAAGCTCAAGCTAGGTATGAATATATATTTGAAAATGCTAATAGTAGGCATGAATTTTTAGCTTATGGAATGACCAATAAAAAAGTAATGGGCAAACTCAAGGCAAACAAAACCACTGTTACACCAGATGAGGGTATGACATTATTTGATAAGCTTCAAGTATTTGTACAAAAACTACTTAATGTAACTTTGGGAAAAGTTAAATGGAGTAATATAGATAAAAATATGAAAGCTCAACTACATCAGCTCACATTTGAATTGATGGTGCATAATGGAAAGGCAATAAGAAGTAATAATCGAAAGAACTCAAATTCAGCTTTACACGCTGTTGCTAAATCTATTAACATAGGAAATAAAAAAGTAGGTCAGTTATTTGATATGGTAACAGATGCTTTTGCAGGGGATCCTGATGCTAGAATAGGTATGCCGAACCCTAATGCAGAGGTACTTGAGAAAACTACTTATATGTTAAGGATGTTACCTAAACTTGCTGTTAGAGAAGATCTAAGAGGTATTAGAGAAGTAGTAATATCATCATTTGGGTTAAACCCAGAAGGGGTTATTCAAAACATTATGCGAGATGTACAAGGAAACCCATCTTCATTAGAGCGGGATATTGAGCACTTAGCTATGGCTTCTGATGGTATTGATAGGGTGAGAGAGCTTACTGTTGTAGAAACTACTAAAGCTATCAGAGAGAAGTTTGACAAGCTTACTTCAGTGGAAGATGAAGCTATTACATTATCTTTGTTGGATACGGATGTTGGAGTATTAATAAAAGACTACTCTATACGAGAGATTGGTGAACTTTTAAGTAGCCCAGAAGCACTTGAAAAGAGAATTGTGGAAGTTAAAAATGAACTTTATAAAATTGATAGTAAAAATTTCTTTTGGAATATAAATCAAGCTACAGGGTTAGGGTTTTATTTGGCTACTGGTAAAGCAGGTGTTGCTCAAAACCTAAATGCTTATAATATTGCATCTGGAATACTTACAGCACATAGAAGAAAAGCTAGAAGAAATGTAGTTGAAAAAATAGATGAGTTAGCTACGCTTGTAGGGATGAAATATACCTCTCAAGACTCTAATGAACTAGTGAGTGAGTTAATTACTAAAAATCCAGATGCTATAAAGTATGTATTGGAGTTAAACGAAGGTATTAAAAAAGATGCAAGAGAGCAAATCTTTGAGACTGATGTTAATATTATAAAAGGATATAGTAAGGAGATATTTGATGATACTGTGGATGTAAGAATAAGACCATTATCAGAAAAAGCTACTATGGAGTACAATGGGTTTGAGTTGGTAAAAGTGCTGGATGGGGGTACTGGAACTATGGCTTTATACAGATCAAAAATGTATGTTAACAGCAGTTATAATAGAGGTGCTAGTAGGATTACTAATATAGTGAAAAGAGGGACATCTCTAACTGATATCTCATTTACAGATGATTATAGTACATCTAAAAGAGCATTACAGAAAGAGATTAAAAGGATACGTTATGAGGCTTATGAAGAAGTAGCTAAAATGCAATCTGGGGAATATACTCCAGATACTGGCAATACCCTATCTCCAGTTCTTAATCAGGATGGTTTAGTTGTGGATTATAGGTATATGATGGGTAAAGCCAATAAGAAAGAGCTGTTAGGGCAGGATACTAAAGCTACTGTAGTAATGGGTAGAACATTAGGAAGCATTAGAGATAAAGTAGATACAGATATACAGAATAAGTTAGTATTAGAAGTTATACAAAAAGACATGAAAGCTAACTATGTAAAAGGGGCTACACTTGGCCGAAATAACCAACAGTACATCAAAATTGAAAATAATAGTCCGAATATTACGGTAAGTGAGATATATAAACTGTTACCAGAACATATGAAAGAAGCTATTAGAGATAGTGATGATGGCTTTATTGCGGTAAGAAGAGATATGCTGCATAACTACTTTGGGTTTAGGGATATGAGTATCCTAGATTTTAAGTTGATTCATGGAGTAACTCCTGATGTGTTACATAAATGGGTTAAGTATGCTGAGAAGATGTGGCAACAAATAGTAAGCATAAGTAAAGTGGATATAGTAATTAGAACCCCTGCAGTATTTATAGGAAATGTAATATCCAATTTTATGTATAGTGTAGTTAATGGGGCAAGTCCATTAAGAGTACTTAAAATGCAAGTTCGTAACATGCAAGCTATAAAAGATTACTTAGATGTACAAGCAGAGGTTGAAAGACTACGTATTGGAGGATTGGTCGGAAAAGATAATAGTAAAAGAATCAGTATGTTAGAAAGAGAGTTGAAAAGTAATGCTGTAGCTGATTTAATGGAAGCAGGGATGTATCAAGCTATTGTAGAAGATTTGAAAAAGCAAGATATAAAAAGCTCTAATAAAGTAGTGAGGAAGATAGAGGATGCAGCAGATAGCTTACCTGAGTATGTAAAGAATGGTGTTAATTGGTTATACCTAGGGAAAGGTACAGGGTTTTTTGATTTTATGACTACTGCTACTCAGTATAGTGACTTTGTAGCTAGGGCTACTGAGTACCAATTACTTAGAGAGAGAGGTGTTAGTCAAAAAGTAGCTTTAGATAATGTACTCGATGTATTTATTAACTATGGAAAGCCAGCAAGTAGCTTTGAAGAGTATTTGAATAATATGGGGTTATTTATGTTTACAAAGTATATGAAGAGAATCACCAGAGTAGTACATAAGTCTATTCGTGATAAGCCTCTTAATGTACTTTTAAGTGTGTTTGCACAAGAAGCGTTCTTTGAAGTTGATGACATACAAGACCAAAACATTCTTACTAGAAGTTTTAGCAATTTACATCAAGATATGTTTAAACATTTTGATAACGCAATAACACCTACTTCCTTACAATTCCTAGGAATTCTTAAGTAGGTGAGACTTTGCTTTTAGTAAGTTGTGAAATCCTGAGAATAGTAGTAATACTCCTACACTTAGGATAGCCCAAATTGAAACATAGACTGTAGCTAATATTACAATTGCAACTATTACTATTATGGTAGTGTAGAGTAAGGATTTTAGAAATATCATTTAGGGAGCCTCCCTTTCCACTTGTCCATAAAGTCTGTAGTATCTACGAAACTTAGGAATGTAGGAGGAGAGAATAGCAAATAGATAGATATCATAAAAGAACTGATTGTGGCTATTATCATACCTCCTAATGAGTTAGCGAAAACAGAGGAGAGTATTACCAATAGTATAGTATCTAATATTGCATCTTGATATCTATGGTGCTCTACTTTCCACTTTATTATGAGAAGGTTGAATGCAGCAGCTATCGCAATGATTACTGCTTCCATTTTATTTTCTCGATAATATGGTGCTTACTACGTTGTTCTTAAACTGCTTATCACTGTCTAAAAGCATTGATAGTAATATATCTATTTGCTCATAGTTAAAACCTAGTTGTACGAGTTGTTGTAAGTTACAAGCCAGTTCTACCACATTGTCTATTACTAGATCTGGGCATACATTTAGTGGTGCATCTACTTTGTTCATTAGTTGTGTCTTCTCTATAAAATCTTTCATTTATA